CAGTACCTATGCGTACTGGTGGATTCGGCAGGGGATGACCCGGGCTATTTTTAACTTAGACCGCCTAATCCGAGTCCCTCAGCACCAAACGGAGCTGATGAACAAAGCAATGCAGGTGCAACGTGAGTACCTGCAAGAGCACGGCCGCCAGCCCACCATTGACGAGTGGTGCGAAGCCCTAGACACCACTAAGGAAACGCTGCTGCTGGTGATGCAGCGCTCAACGCCTCACCTCAGCCTTAACGAGCTATGCGGTGAAGATGGCTCGCCGCTGATTGACCTGATCGCTGATGAGCGCACCCCGGCGGATAACTGGGAAGACATCGGCCAAGTGGAGCAGTATGAGCAGCTCAAGCTGGCCTTTTTTCGTCTGACGGATTCTGAGAGGGAAGTTGTCTCTAAACGCTACGGGCTGAACGGCCACGAAGAGACCACCTTCACGGACATCGGCAAGCAAGCTGGCACGACCCGCGAAACTGCTCGCCAGAACTTCCTCAAGGGCTCGCGCAAGATCAAGCTTTTCCTGAACGAAAGCCGTAGTCCCTTTTCAGTTGCCGCCTAGAAGGCGCTTCCACCAGGGCCGCAGGCTTGCCACGTCATCAGCCAAGGCCAGCTTGATCTCAAGCTCTGCGATGTAGCGCACGCCTTGGGAGATCAGCTTTTGCTGGTAGGCCGCTTGGCGGGCTAGCTGCGCGCATAACTTTGTCACCTCTTCATGGTCATCAGTGGCAAGAATTTGCCTAGCCTGATGCTCAAGAGCCAACTCTTCCTGCAAGCTGAACTCAACAACCATCCATTCTCCGCAATGTGACATGACTTTTTGGGCTGGATATTGTAACGGTAGCAATGACATGACGCCACCAAAAATCGAACGTGTAAAGATAAACGGAGAGTATTTCTGGAAAGTCTCAGCAATGGGAATGGAAATGCTTCATCAGCAAGACTGGCAAGCGGTTTGGCACTACGAACAGGCGTGCCGCTTTTATGGGAAAGCTACTGACGAGGCCCAAACGTCAGATCATTGATGATCATGGCCCAGCCATTGCCAGGGCCTTCGACTTCCCAGCGCGTCAGGAAGTCATCCCAGTCGTAGCGAACGGCAAAGCCATTGCTGCCGATTAGCTGCCCCGTCCCCATGTCGTACTCACCGCGGGGGTCATGCACGACGAAGTGGCTGCCTTCTTTAACGCCGATGATGACGTCCCAATGGCCAAAGCCTTCAGGGGGTCTGCCGGTGGTGATGTCGCCGCGATGCAGGAAGCCAACGGCTACAGGGCGCCCAGCGTGCACTTCCTCAACGAGCAGGTCTGCTGAGCCGTCTTGAATGAAGTCAACGTCCGCACCTAGCTCAGACATTGCTTTTAGGTGGCTTTCGACTTCCTCAGTCGGGCCGTACTTTGACCGTACCTTGAAGTATTCCCACTGATCAGCCACTAGCGCATAGGTGCCGGCCATCATCGCCATGGCTGACGTGAAGCACTGGCTTTGGCCGCTAGGTAGCTCTAACTGATTGAAATACGGGACATAGTTCCACTCAGTCCGATCCTTGCCAGATGCCTTCCATAGCTCAAACCACTCGGCATCGTGCCGCAGCAGTTCCTCTGGCATGTCTTCCTGCAGCTTTTGGATAGCCGCTAGCTGATGGGGCTGCCCACTAAACCGTGCGAAGAACTGATTCAGCTGCAGCACCATTGCCGCCATCCAATCGAGCACGATCAGTCTTTAGCGGGCCACAGCGCCTTTTCAACCCAATCAACCAAATTGTCATCCACCCGGTTCTCGGTGGTCTTGGCGTAAGCGCGCAGCAGGTCAACGACGAGCCGCTTAACGCCGTCGGTCTTCAGGAAGCTGAAGAGAACGGGACGAAGTACAGCAAGCATGGGTTTGCCCTTTTGCTAAAAGTCTAGGCCTGATCTTTTTGGCCTTCCAATCGTGCAATCGCTCGCTCTGCTGCATTCAGGCGGCCAAAGATTTCAACGCGATCAGCGCGCAAGTCTTTGTGCAGCTCTTCTAGTTGCCCGGCGATGTTGTCTACGCTGGCACTAAGGCGAACCAAGCAATCGCGATCTTGAGCGGTGCGCTTGCTATAGCCATTCAGGCTGAACAGCAGGCCTGACAAAGCGGCTCCGGTTACAGCAGCCGCTAGCTCTACCACGTCACGTCAAAGCTCTAACCCATCATGGCGAACGAAGAACAGAGCCAACAGCACGACGACGATAAGCATGATTGGCTAGGCCACGTCGTCCGCTTGGGCCTGATGATCTGGGCTTGTGGCGTCATTACTGCCAATTACATGGGCTTTTTTAAGCAGTCGATTGACGTGACCTTTTCGGCTTCAATTCTGAGTTCAATGGCGGCTAGCTACGGTCTGACCGTTGGACGCAACGCAAAGAAGAAAGACGCGCCTACAGTTAATCAAGAGCAGGCCAAACCCAAGGCATGAAACGCGCCCTACTGTTAGCCGTTGCGCTATTTGCCGCGGCCCCTGCAGCAGCTCAAACGGTTACCCCGACGTGGTCAACCGGCTCGATGCAGAGCACGACAACCACCGAGCAGACGATCACTGAGGTTATCCAACATCAAATCTACGGTTCTGAACTTAAAACTTGGTCGGGTGAGAACGTCACCCCTAGCGCCGCTGACATCACCAACACCTCAACAACGTGGGATCTGACAACGGACGGCGACCCCTTCACCTTGGAAATCACTACAAGGTCGGCCGATACGCTGATCGAACAAATCGACATCGACCGCACTATCGAAACGACCTCTACAACCACCTCGCTCAGTGTGTTCTCGCAATAGTGCTGGCAGGGCCTGCAGCTGCTGAGACGACGAACAACTCAGCGCCTAGGGCCCAAGCCACTAGCAACAACACGAATCAAAGCGTCCAGTTCAACAACAACGGTGCACCTAGCCGCCAGCACTTCAGTTCGGGCCATAGCTGCAATGGCGCCACTCTTGTGGTTACTCCTTTTCACCTAGAAGCTCACGCGGATCCGATCCCTAGCGAGGATTACACGCGGATGCAAAACCTGGGTGCGCAGCTGTCGATCAACATCCCGCTTGACGGCTCCATCACTGAGATGTGCAAGGATTTAGCCCGCAAGCGTCTGCGCATGGAGCAGCAGAAGCTAGACAAAGATCAGCTTGACTATCACCTAGTGCGGGCCCTCAAATGCGCTGAGCTATTTGAGAAGGGCTTCATGATTCACCCTGAGGCTAAGTTGGCTTCTCTCTGCTCCGACGTAGTCTCAATCGACGTCTACCGAAGGTCTCAGGGTCTTTCCCTCGCGCCTTCGCAACCTTCTTTAGCGCAGCCTGAAACACCGGCTTCAGCCGTTTCGTCAGGTTCTGAGCAGCTAACGTCGCCCCAACTGAAGCGGCTGCAGCAGCTCCCGCCGTTACCGTCGCAACCGTCAAAACCTCAGCGCTAGGCAGCGCAAACTCAAGCGGCGTGCCAGGGACCGCAACCTTGGACACCTTGGGCTCTACCTTTTCGATCTCCGGTGGATTAAGCAGGTTGTCGATCGACTGCTGTTGTGCCTTGATATTTAGGTTTAACTGCTTCACCTGATCTTGAAGCCCCTCTACAGCCTTGCGAGCGCCTGGGTCTACCGCTTTCGGCGGTTCCGGCGGCGGCTTCGGTTCGACGCTTGGCGGAATCAATACCGGGTGCGATGGCGCCGGAAATACGGGCACCGCAATTTGCATCCGCGGAAGATCTATCGCGCCAGGCAGCTCAATAGAAGGAAGCGCCAGGGGTTCCATTGATAGGCGCCTTTAGTTTGTCGTCTAGTTGCTTTTGAATGTCAGCCTTGACGCCATCAGTCAGGCGTTTTGCTGCTTCTTTCTCCCAGCTATCTAGCTGATAAACGGCGTAGAACGAAATTCCAACAAAGGCACTCACGCACACGAATGACGCAAGGGCCATCAGGTTGAACATGCGTTGCATGGCTAAATCACCGTGCGAGTCTGGAAATTGGGATCAGACTCATCTAGGTGACATTCTGGCCCGAATCCAGTGGCCTTCACCTCTTCGCTTAACTGCTCAGGTTGGCCAACGATCTTGGTGGCGTTGTCAGTCTCAAAGCCTTTGAGCCAATCACGCAGACGATCGCCTGTCGGGGTCTTGGGCGGCCACGCTGCAAACTTCAGCAGCGTCTTGCGCTCACGAAACCACATCGACACGTCAGGCTTCCACGCGATGTAATAGGCGCCATTCCACGGATCAAAAGTCCGCGTCACCTTGAGCCCTGGGGCCTCAAACTGGTCAACCTTCATCAGCTAGCAAGCGGTTGATGTACCAACGGGCCTTGAGCAAGTCTTCCTGACCGTTCTTGAGATCAGTGCGCCACAAATACTTGAGCGCCGATCCACGACAGAACGCCC